GTTGCGTAATTGGCAGCCGCTGCGCTACCACCACCTATGCCGCCCCAACCGAATATAACAGCAACGATCAGGAACGCGAAAATCCAAGTGCCAAAATTAGATTCTCCCATAGCGTTTCTCCTTTCTTAAGATTTATTTGAATTTGCAAATTCACTTATTTTATGAGAAAGAGAATCCATGTCGATGTTGTTCTTCTCACAAAGGTCTTTAGCCGTCCCTTCAAGATTATCCAGGTTAAGCCCCTGTAACTTCGGCTCTGTCTTTGCGAGATTCTTAAGGAAATCTGTCGGACTCTCTCCCCTCATCATGGCTCCAAATGCCTGAAGCATGATGTTTGTTCCATTACTGTTTCCGCCCAGCATCTGTAGTATTGGATTCATGCTTATCTCCCTTCAGCTTGTTCTTGAACGCTTCAAATTCCTGTTTGGTGACATATTCTTTCGGCTTTTCCGCCTCTGTCTCCTTAAAGTCATAAGACTTGACCGTTGCCACACCGGATGCGTCCGTCATCTTGATATAGAACCGACTCTTTTCGGAATCCATGAGGATCACGCTTGAATTGGCTGGCATCTGATAACTCTCTGCGCTTGCCTTGCCGTTCACATACTGAATGGACTGCTGTGGCTGTTGCGGAACCGGGAACTGCATCGGCGGCACAAACGATGGTGTCTGATACGGATTCATTGGATACATATTCTCCTCCTATTCTATTGTATAGAAACACTCCCCTGAATTGATTGCTTCTATAACTGTGTTGAACACTATGTAGATGTAGATCACAGGAACCCCTTGCAACTCCTCGGAGTGCAAGACCTTTTCAAATAGTTTCTTAATGTCCATTGATTACTCCCCTCGATATGATTGTCATATAAATAGAAGGGAAATAGTAGTGCCAAGTATGAAATCTCAAAAGTGGTACAATATTTCATAAGTGAAACAAAAAAAGAGCCGACCTTATAGGTCAGCCCTGATTGATGTTTTTATTTAAATAAAGGACAATTCCAATGCCTTTTATGATTTGCTCTATAATAATTTATACAAGTTTCATATCCATCACCTTCCATTATGTCGCAACATATATGAAACTCTGAACCATCGTCTTCATATTCTCCTGTTATGTATTCACATTTATCACAGGTTAAATCATCACCATATTTTTGCCTTGCTTCAAAAAATACATCATTTTTAATATCTGCCCTGATCAACTCTTTGATGTACCCTTGGATGTTGTTGATCTCTTCCAACTTCTCAATAATGTCTGCATCCGTTTCCTTGTTAAGTTTCAGATGGAACATCCGGAATTTATCCTTGTTGGCTTCATCGTATTTCTTTTGCGCTCTCTTTTGTGCTTCGGTCATCATAACCAATCCTCCAATCTCCATCCCATAGCCTCAACTGCACTCACAACCTTTTCCTCTGTGACTTCAGGTACGAAGGATATCACCATCAACTCCTCGCGCCCTATGTCAGCACATATGTTGCAGCCCTTCCTGGTCTTGTAACCTTTAGTAACCCAAATTTTTCCTTTATAATGCTCAGTATTTTCTTTAGTATTATACATCTTTTTAATCTCGGTAACAGTCAAATCTCTACCTTCCTCTGCGTATTTCTCTGCCTCATACCTTCTTGCGAATGTTGCCATGAGCTTACCGCGCTCATTCCGGACCTCAAAATAGAAGTAATCATAGTTATTAGGTGCGAACATTTCCTTATTATATGCCATATCTGCTCTCCTTTCAATTCCCTGTGGTGGTCTGCCGCCACCACTCGGCTTTTGTTGTTAAAGTGTTATTCTCTCTCCTGTTATGATGTCTACTATAACCTGTCCACTTCCGAATGCTGCTCTCATCTCTGCGATCTCTTCTGAACTGTAGCCCCTCTTCTGACTTCTATAAGCCTTTAACTCTTCACTCACCTGCCTGTCTCTTGCCTCTCTTGTTGCTGATCTGCTGAATGCGTACCCGGCATATTCAAGTTTCTCACAAAAGTCATCCATCAAGTAACTCCCTGTCTTCCATCTAATGGCTCCGTCTTCCTCGACTATTGCCTTTTCATTTGCTTCTTTGACTGCCTTTTCAACTTCCGCTTTTGCTGATCTCTCCCAGTAATGAGTGTTTTCGGTTCCTTTTCTTTCTGCTACCTGTCTGTCAAGTAATCCGCTTATTTCCTGTTCAAATCTTGTCATGTTCTTTGCTCCTTTCTATAAACCTGCCGTTTCCATGATATCTGCAACCATGCAACACTTGTCTGCCATGCTTAAAAATCCCTCTTTTACTTGTTCAAGTAAGAACCTCTGCATATCGTTGAAGCGTCCACCTTCGCTCCTGTCCTCGTCTGTAAAGATGTTATAAGCCTCGTTCCATATCTCTGTAAATCTCTCTTGTTTATCCATATTGCGTCTCCTTTCTTAAACCCTTTTGTAACCTGCTCTGATCTGTTTCAGCATCCACTCGTTTGCTTCGTCCTTATCTGTGGTGTATCTTGTGGTGGCTGACTGTCTGCCGTTGTGGAACTCCATGAAGTATGTATTATCGAAGGTTTTGCAGGTGATTGTGAAATTTCCCATCCTGTACTTTGCTACTGTAACTGCTCCGTACTCTGCGAGTGTTCCTCTGAATGACTTCATGTTGTTTCCTCCTTCCCTGTGATCCCCTCTTGATGATATAAGTATATACCTATATATCATATATGTCAACACCTATATTGAAAAAATTAAAAATATTTTTGAGCAATAAAAAAAGACTCCTACCACCGAAGTGATAGGAGCCTTGGGATGAAGGAAAGCAAATCATGAGATTGCTTTGCGTATATTATTGCAACATCGGAAGGGATGCCCAGGTTTTGGGACCGATGATGCCGTCTGCAACTAGACCGTGGTCGCGCTGCCATTGCTTGACTGCTTTTTCTGTGGCTTTTCCGAAAATGCCGTCTGCACCTGCTCTGCCGCAGTCATAGCCATTGAGATTGAGGAATATCTGCCAAGCGCGGACATATTCGTTGCGAGAGCCGCGTTTGAGTGTAGGCTTTGGTTGTGGTTGTGGTTGTATGGTTGGTGTCTCAGGACAAAGGTCACCCGATGCCCATCTTAACCATTCTGTGCCGTCCATATAAGCCAAATCAATGTCGAGATTGCCGTTGTAACCGGGCAAACGACCTTTAGACGAATACTGGAGTATCTTGCATCCTGTCCATGTACCCCAGCCTTTGCTATCCGTCCATGGATTGTCAATATAAGTGGTTGGCACTCCTGTCTTTTTATATTGAGCGCACCAAAAAGGGAAAGTACATCCGAATTCCCATCTGAACTGACGAGCCACAGACTTTGACATATACAGAAATGGAGTAATGCCAGTCTTTTCTTTAACTGAGAGCAAAATCTGTTCGCAGTATTTATAGTCACCTGCCACAAACTTGGGATTATCGTTCGCGCCCTTTGTGTCCTTGTTATTCTCCCAATCTATTGCAAGTATTACCTTGCCAAGATACGGTCTTATAACATCAATAAAATGGTTGACTTCGACATCAACCCCTGCGCCATTGGCATAGTGGTATACTCCGACATACTTGCCAAGGGATAATGCCTGAGTTATCTGTTTGGTGAATTCAGGATTAACAAAGGTTTTACCCTGCGTTGCCTTGATGATAACAAAATCACACGGTACAACTGCGAGATTTATTCCTTTTTGATGACCTGCGATGTCGATCCCATTCATTTTTCTTTCCCCTTGTAATAGGTATAATTACTGATGCACAGAATCGTACCCAAGAATGTAGCCAACGCGGTAATGGTCTGCGCGATCATAGTGCCAAGGTCTGCCCAACCCCATATCTTTGATATGACAACGATAAAGGTTGCCAGCGCAGGTAATACGATGATGCACAAATACTTGAGCCATGTGTAGAGAGAATTCGGCAATGTCATGTAAATCACCTCCTTAATGAACCAATCCACCAATCAGAGCGGATATCGCAGCGCCAAGCAATCCTGTGATAAGGCAAGCGACAATGGTTTCCCAGCGCTTCTTGGGAATGCCCTCGATCTCGTCAAGTCGCTGTGACTGTTTGTTGATTTCCTTTGCGATATTCTCGACATTGACAGCCAATACCTTGACCGATGCGACAAGCTCCGATATCTGTGCCTGTTTTGCTTCGATTATCTCGATGCGCTTGTTCTGCCGGTTATCTTCCGCTTCGATGCGCTTGCAAAATTCTGTATGCACTTCTAATGACACATACTGTTCGCTCATGGTTTATACCTCTGTCGGTTCGGGAGCAGGTCTGTGATCGATAACATCCATTCTGCCCTCATAGCAATCAAGCTGTTCGTCCATAATCTTGATAACGGTCTTGGTTTCTGATGTGTCACCGACAAGTGCGGCATGAAGATTGTCATACGCTATGAGTGCGCTGTTTCTATCGCCGTGTTCGCTCCTTATAAGAAAATTTCCATCTGTGCATGTAATGATTGCTAATTTCATGTTTGATTACCTCCTTTTATTCTTCTGCAAAATATAAGACTCTAACTACTAAGGTAATAGTAGAACCTGTTATTGGAACATTAGCACCACTCATTACTCTTAATACAACTTGTGTCTTATCTGTTGTTGTCCTAACTGCCAAAAAATAAGTGTCGCTTTCTGGTAATGCTCTTATAAATAAATATGGCTTAATGTTTGATGGCAAAATAATGAAACCACTTGTATCGCTTGTTAATGTATTAGAGTAAATATGTAGTTTTAGTTTTTGGTCATGCAACAAATATTCATTAAAGGCATATACACTAACTATATCCTCTGCCACAGTACCCTCAACATAATTCGTGTTAAGTGTAAACTGTGCGCCCTGTGCTATGGCCGTTTTTGCCGTACAGAACTTACCGTTCTTATAAAAATGCTCACCTATCGCATATGCTCTTGAAGCCGTTGCGCCACTTTCATATGTTCCAAGTGCTGTGATTGCGGCATAAATCCCATCAAAATAACTCTTGAGCGTGGATTTGATGGTGCTAAATAATGCCTTAACAGGAGAACCATCACCTGGCATACTCATATCAAGCAATGGCACATAATCACTATCTGCTATTGCATTAACTGTTGAATCGTTTGTTTCGTAACAATTAGCATTTATATCAGACTTAAGTGTTGGATATGATATCTGCCTTGCCCCTGTATTTCCCGATTGATATGAATGAATAGGTACATAATCATCGGTTGACATTTCAAGTAATGTATTATCGTCCGTTTGATAGCAATTCGCTATACTCGGTATGCTCGGCTTATTTTTGATATAATCAACCTTTGTATTGTCCGACTGCTCCCAATCCGCTTGTTCCTGTGGCTGTGCGTCTGCCGATATCACATTCTGCTCGGATATGGTGATGCCGGTTCCTGCCGTGTACTGAATCGCACCATCCCGACCATCCTGCCCAACTCGACCGTTTGTAACTGTATATGTGAATGTCGTGCCGTCTGTGTAGGTCACAGTGTAAGTATCAACCAAATCGACCGTGCCTGTCTTTGCGATCGAACTGATTCCCTTCATGTTCGCAGGAATGTTCGTCTCCACTGAGCCGTCAACATATGTGATTGTTGCAATGCCGTTATTGAATGTGATGCTGTGGATAGCCTTGTCAGAACCCTGAACTATGCCCTCCATACAGTTTGACAATGCCTGCAACTGACTCGCGCTGATTCCTGTTCCGCTCCCATCTTCCCATGTCGGAGCCGTATATGCTAATGCCATGTTGTTCCTCCTTAACTTACTGATGTGTATTCATCAACCAAATGCATCTCACCCTTAAGTGTTCGGCTTAAGACTATCGTGGTGATGCTGTCTCCGCTGCGTGTCAATATTTCAAAGGTGTCTCCAGGTTCGACATACGGAAGACCTCTGCCTTTGAATTTGACCGGCATATACCTTACACCTGTGATGGCATCTTCAATCAACTGGCATACAGTCTCTACCTGACTGGTTGAGAGCCTGTTTTTCTCCATATAGTAGTTATTGCTTATCTCATATATCTGATATGTCGAGGGATCAACAGAGGAATCATACCCATCCATGTAGTAGTTATATACCGCTTTATTTCCGCCTGTGTCGGCATAATTTACCTTAATCAGACCATATGGCAAACTATAGTATTCCTCATACCAACACGACTGATAATCATCAGGTAATATAGAGCCACCATTTACACCCTGCGGCTTCAAATCCTCATCAGGATACAAGTCTTCATCGGGTAACAGGTTGAACCTCTGCTTGATATCTATAATGTCGATTCCGCCATCTCGCGTGAACTCACCGAACTTGCCGATTATCTCAAAGAATGAATTTGTCAGTTCATTTACATTGATATTGTTGAAGTTAACAAAGTATGCACTGCCGATATAGTTTCTGCCAGCCGTCTCTGAGATCGGGAATGTGAGTGACTTCAAGGTGCTGTTGTTAAGTTCCATCTTCTCACATATCGGATTGTCACAGATATTGAAGGTATCTGTCTTGATGAATGTCGGTGATCCACTTCGCGTGTAATATGAAACCTCAACTGATGTCGGACAATATATGACCAAATCGCCCGGATAGGTTCCGCTTGATTCATAGAAGTTATCAAGCCAAGGATATATATAGAAGGGATACCGCTCATGAGCATCCTGGTATACAGGAATACCGCCCACCTTTGAATAGTTAACAGTGAATCCAATATATAAATTCAAGCACTGTAACAACCCTGATTCGGCATTTTCGAATCCCGATGCATAATCCTTTATGTCCTGAAGCGAATACTGGCTAGAACAGGAAAATTTCAAAAGATCATGAACTTCCTGTGATGATGGATAATAACCACCGGTATTGTGCAGGTCGAAGTTCCATCTCTTGTAATTCAGCCTGACCTTGATGTTGTATCCGACACCATCTCTCTTAGCCACATAGTACCCTGTGGATGGATAGTCATCATAATATGTAGACCAAGGAGCGATCGTGGTCTTGGTAAACATCGTTTCGCCCAGGTTCATCTGATTGCCAAAGAGCCAATATATAATGCTGGGCTTATATGTACCGCCTGAATTTAACCCTGCATTGCTCTTTGCCTTTTCCCATTTCGACAGACCCCAATCAGCAGATGCGATGGCATTGTATGCCACTATTTTCCTGTGGATCATGTCAGCCTGTCTGTCGGAAGACTTAACAACAAATGTGCCGTATGGTATCGGATAAACCCATGCCTGGATATCTATCTGCCATACTGCACCGGTCACACTTGAATCGCAGTATATCTCACAGTACACTTCAATGGTACAGTTTCGGATATTACCAACACCGACAAGTTCACATTCAAACACAGGTGATTCACAAAGACCAAACTTGAACTTATTCTGCGAACATAACGATTCCTTAAGACTGACCGTGTTCATAACAATCAGATCATTACAGATATCCGACCGCTCACCATTGGGAAAGTGAATGCGGATGTTCTTTTTTACGGAATCTGTATGTAGTAAAGTTTTTATCTCTTCAGGAACATTGATCATTCTCTACCACTCCTCAATGCTTATGGTGAACTGTTCATAATAGTCTTCCCAATCATCTCGTCTGTTTCTGATCGGGCTGAATGAGAAGTACACATCCTTGGTCTCGACATTGTTGGTGCTATCATTCATGATCGTGATGCGAGTCAGACCCGAATCAGACCGCGCTGCCTTGTATGCGGTATTGAAAACCTCAAAGTCTGTGACGGTCTTAAAGAACACATCGAATGAGCCTTTAAGCTGTTTCCGATACACATCCCGATGATTGCGACCATTGGCATCTTGCCATACTGTGTATATGTCCTGATCCTGAACATTGTATGTCCCACCTATGACATTCGCCGAAAAATCACTGGCTCCAATCATAAACACTGTATCTGTTCTTGCCATATCTATCTCCTTAAGCCAATGCCTTGTATCCTGTGGCTGTTACAAACTTGCTATTCTCGACTCTTACCGAATCAAATACATCCTTCGCAGAACCGCTTAATACTACATTTATCTGAATAGGCTGCTGTTCTGAATATGGACTAATCATACTTGCTTCATTGTAGACGCTTCTTGAGGTTGCTTTGCTCATTGAATTACTCAGTGAATTAAGGTTGCCCTGACTGGTTGAAGTTCCCCAGCTTATCTTGTCCGTCAGCATATCAATCTGTGTTGATATACCTGTGAACATACCGGTCAGCATATTGATGAAGTCTTGTACCTTCTGAATCAACTGCTGGAACTGTCTTGTGATACCTTCCTGAAGCGCTTGGATCATCCTCTCACCGATCTGTGAGAAATAAGCAACCACCTGGTTGAATACATTTTTTATCTGAGTAACGATATTGGAAAATATACTGCCCACTCCACCAAATGCGGCTCTCATCACTTCGACCGCTCTTTCAAACACTCCACCGATAAAATCAGTGATAGGAGCGAACAGTGCCTTTATCAATTCAACCGCAGAACTGATTGTGCCACCTATAGCCCCAAACAGAGCCGACAATGATTCACCCAAGCCACCAAACTGCTGAGTGATGTAGTCGCTAACAGGAGCAAATGCCTCTGCCATATAACTGACCGCAGTCTGAGCAACTCCGCCCAATATGCTTGCAAGCGGACTGAATGCATCTCCTATCGATGCCACAAGACTCGGAAGTTCAGATATAAGTTCACCTATAGCTTGAACAAAGCCTGCGATAAGACCGCCAGCCAATTTTATGCCAGCCTCAATCAGAGCCGGAATCAACTTAATCAGAGCTTCAACGATGGCAAATATCAAAGATGGAAGTTCTTTTATCAGAAGTTCAGCGAATTCGGGCATTCGTTCGCCCATACGCTCAAACATATCACCCAAACCTTCTATGATCTGCGGCAGTGCTTCTGCAATACCTTTGAGCATAGCCATTGCGATGACGGGAGCTAATTGGAGTGCTGTGGCAAATGCTTCAGCGATCCCTGTAGCCAATTTGCCTATCGCGCCCACTATACTTTTGGTGGTCTTGCTTATACCGTCCATGAAACCGCTGGTCAACACTGAGGATATAATCTGCGGTATCGAATCAAACACATTCTCAATCATAGGTATCAGATTTTCATTAAAGAATGTGTCGAAACTATCACCAAGACCCTGCAGCGCCTCTTCAAGATTCATCTGCCCTGCAAGACCAGCGAAAGTGTTCTGAAGCGCAGCCTTAACCATGTTGAATGATCCTGAGACTGTTGAAGCCGCCTCTTCTGCTGTCGTACCTGTAATGCCTAACTCCTGTTGAATGACATGGATCGCAGAATATACATCCGACAGGTTGCTGATGTCATAGCGTACTCCGCTCAATTTCTGAGCATCCGCAAGTAACCTCTGCATCTCTGTCTTGGTTCCGCCATATCCTATCTTGAGGTTATCCAGCATGGTGTAGTTCTGCTTGGCAAATCCCTGATAAGCATTCTGTATGGCTGCCATGTCTGTTCCCATCTTATTGGCATTGTCGGACATATCTTGCATTGCCATATCCGCTATATCAGCCGCCTTGCGAGTATTCCCACCAAGAGCCTGTAATAATGACGCTGAAAAGCTCGTTACATTTTCCATGTATTCACGAGCCGACAACCCTGCGGTTCTGTATGCGTTGGTAGCGTTATCAATTACCGTCTGAGCATTGTTCTTGAATAGAGTCTCGATGCCGCCAATAGCCTGTTCCATACCGGCACCTTCTTCGATGGATTTCTTAACACCTGTCACAAGCGCCGCTCCAATAGCCGCACCTGCTGCTGCCATAGCCGATACAGCCGCACCTGAGATCATAGACTTTGATGCAGACTCACTTATTCCTGTACCAAGTTCTTTTCCGACTCCCGGAGCCATCTGACCTATCGATGATGTTAATGCACTTTTCATGCCCTGTGTCGAAGGTAATACCTGAACATAGGCTGTAGCTATTGTTGACATTCTTTAATCCTCTCGATTATGCGTTTGCGGCATTCATTAAATTCTTCCGCGGTTTCAAAAGCGACCACATTGTTCTTGTTTTCCGCTTCAGGATTTATTATTGAATTAAGCACTGACATTGGTCGATTTATGTTCTTCTGTCCATCCTCTGACTGGAACCATGCGAGCAGTGCTAAGTAATCAAAACACCCTGCCAAAAGCATCTCATATTTGTTTATCTTTGAATCTGACAGTGCCATATGAATCCTTGATGTGTCTCTCAACCCACACGAAAAAACTGCCACCTTTTTCGGTGACAGTTCTCTCATGTCAAGTATTCTGTAGGTTTCCATCAGATCACAGGTCAATGCGTCCTCGTCCGTGTTAAGCATTCGGGCGAGGATCAAGAGTTTTTTGTTTCATTTGTAGCATTCAAAATCTCTTTTAAAACATTGCCCATATCTGTAGCCTTAAGTTTACCGTTCTCATTCCGCAGATGCGCTTTGAGTGCGGCAAACTGGTCATCACCAAGCATCATGGGCATTACATCTACGATCAACCCTAAATTGCCCTTGTCGATTTCCCTGAGTGTCTCAAGAAAATCCCAATCATCAAGCAACTCGGAATCAATAGTGACTTCATACCCATCATTCAAAACAACCTTCTTCTTTCCTTCTTCCATATTCCCTCCTAATTACATTGACGGAGTATCAGGATCGTTTATGATGTACTCATGATGAGTGTCACCATTAGAATCCGGGAATGCTGTGAGCGTGATAGGATATCCAACAGGCTCACCATCCACATATGTGATATCTCCAATGCTTGTTACCTTGCCGCGAGGGATGCAGATACGCTTAAGCGCACCATTAAGCACCATATCAATGACCATCGCAACCTCTTCAGCCTCTTTGGAGTTAGCCTTGATATGTATTCCGGTATCAAGATCACCCGATACATTAGTGCTGCCATAACAGAATTTAAGAACATCGACATTCAGTATCTCAAGCAGTGTGAATGTGAATATGTCACTCTTCTCCGTTGAAGGATTAAGGATAACATCTCCGCCCCATGCTTTCTTGGTCTCTGTGGTAGCAGTGTTCTGATTTACAAGACCGCTGTCAGATACATAGCCCAGGTTCTTGAATGCCGCCGCAGGTTCGGTGATGGCATCTGTCGGAAGTGCAGTACCTTTAGGAGCAACCTGAATCGCACCACCAAGCTGCGGTTTACCGGTCGCAACATTATTAACCTCTGACATTTGTTTACCTCCTATTTTATTCGTGATAGATTATGTTGAATACCGCCTGATAACGGTATGTTTTTGTATCTTTGTCTGAGAAGTTATAGTCAGTATCCAATTCACACTTAGATACCTTGTGGACCTGGATGAGATCATACATGACAGTCTTAACTCTTTCGTTAAGCGTAAGAGCATCACTTAAGGTCTTGCCATATGACTGAATTGCCATCACAGCCTCGTTTATATAATTCGCCCGACCTGATCCTGATTTATCTATCAGAATGTACTGATCAGGCTTCTCTGCCGGCTGTTCAAATACCACAGGAATGTTTTCGATATTCTGTTCAAGATGCTGCTTAACAATTAACTCAATCATTTGACCGCCTTCAATAATGTATTGTGCTGAAGATTACTGTAATAAGCGTGTGGTGTGTCACACTTAACATTGACATGAGATCGCGTCTTTCCATCAGCTGGTTGCTCTGCCACATAGCCCTCTTCTCCAAGCATTCCATTTGCTCTTTCAGCAATGTTTTTTCCATGCTTGTATAATTCGGCTTTAATGCCCGGTTCCTTACGCAGTTCTCTCAAGCCGGTTATATTAAGCTGAACCTTAACCATAGCGCTCTACCTTTACATTCTGCCCCCACCTCAATGGGATATTGGCATACTCACCTGTCATGGGATAGCCTACGGTCCTAAACCGCTCACCCCATATGACCACTTCGGCATCTACCCAGTCATGGGTATCTCCCTTTGGTATACCAAGGACATACTCAATCTTCTTGCCATACTGTGAGATCGCTGTGGATATATCATCCGTGGTAGGCTGTCCGACAAGCACATCTGCGACATCGACCAACTCCTCACTGTAGATCGGAGCGTTAAGCTGGTCATATCCGATGAGCGTCTTCTTTGCATATTGGATGGTTGTACCTTTTATGCTCATAAACTTGCCCCCACGCACAAATCTTCCACAGGTGAATGCGAACCTATCTTGTTGTTACATCCAAGCATCTGCTTGTCCACCTTGCCAAGATACAGTTCACCAACTGAACCTCCGCTCGACATCGTCCATGAATTAGTGTATCCCAATCCGGTCATAGACCCCTGAGAAGCACCAAGCGGAACTCCACTCGACTCACCATCACCAAGAGCGCGGATGACCATTCGGCAACTTACCACCAACTTAACATCTGCTGAAGCCTCAGAATTGAATACATCAATCATCACTGCGGCATCGTCAAGCAAAGTGGAGCATATTGCCTCTTCGTCTTCCGATAACTCTCTCGATATCCTCTTTTCCACATCTTCTAATGTTGCATATGCCGACATATCTATCTCCTCAGATTACCAGGCGGCAACTTAATGCCGCCCGGATTGAATGTCTTATTACAGACTAGGAACGCTCGTAGCAGTGAGCTTGTTGAATACATCTGTGTCAGCCCTGAAGCCAACCTCAATCTCAGCCCTTACTGCGAACATATTCTGCTGGAACAGGTTGATAGTTGAACCGCCACCAAGATCAAGAGAAGCATCCTGTGAGTAGTCAATCTTAACTCCCTCAACTACTCCGTAAAGAGCCTGTGTCCAGTCACCGGCGAAACCAACCTGTGCAGGTGATCCGCTCTTGAATGCAGCCTTACTGAACTCGGTCCTTGCACCAAGAACCATAGGTATTGCACCTTCTGCCACATTGTTGATGAACAGCGGACGCTTATTCTGATCTGTAGCACCAAGAAGTATTCCGCGACCCTGTGCCGAAAGAACAAAGCCATTAAGAACACCACCATGAAGTGCGATGTCAGTATCTGCTGCTACAAGACCTGCATATACATCAGATGCAAGACTCTGAGCCTCTACAGATGCAAAGGTATCAAAGTCATCGCCAGGAGCCGCAGTGCCACCGAATACGGTATTATCAAACTTCTGTCCCAGTGCATTGGGAAGTCTCTCGATCAGAGCATCATACAGAGATGCAACATCCCTCTTGAACTCGTTTGAGAAGGGAACTATAACTGCGAGCTTATAAGCCCTCATAACCTTGGTCTGAAGACCGGGATTCGATACAGGCTTTGAACCTGTCTCACTTACCCATGATGCAACAGGATCACTGGTGATCACATTGATAGCTGCTCCGCGTCCCGGAAGTGCGATCTGCCTTGCCAACTTCATGACTGCAGAACCTTCCTGAGTCTTCTGAATAATTTCTTTTGACACATCAACCGGAAGGTCAATGCTTGTTCTGTTAGTAGCTGTACCTGATAATGCCATTACTTTTTCCTCCTTAGTTGAATGCGGCATTTGCCCAATCAGCAAACTGTTGCCGCGTTGTATTTTTGCTGACTACATTAACTTCGCCGCCATCTCTCACCTGTGGATAACCACTCGGCTGTGCATAAGCCTTGATAGCCTCTGCCTGTGATCTACAGTCATCTTCTGACTCAGCCGTGAGAAGATTTGACGGTACACCGATTTCTTTTGCAACCTTTTCTCTCATCTCAGTCAACTCTTTCTCCTTCAGGACACCTTCAAGCCGCGCCTGTAATTCATTGGCTCTTTCGTTTGCCTTTTCAAGCTCGGTCTTATTGGCTTCTTCCATCTCGTCAAACTTCGCTGCCTTTGACTTGAGAATGTCCAGGTCGATACCCTCATACTTTTTTCGCTCTCTTGCAAGACGATCATTGACAATGCCATTGACCTCTTCCTGAGTGAAAGTCTTCGGTTCAACCTCTTTTGTTGCGATTTCCTGATTCACAGTTTCTGACATAACTAACCTCCTATGAGTAAATCCGCGATTGGCTCGCGTTGCCGTAAATGTATTAAAAAAGCACCCTGTTTAGGATGCTTGTTTAACCGTGGACTTCTGCATATCGCATTCGCCGCATTGAATTCACTTTTTCAGTTCCTGTATTGCCCTCCGCATTTTCATACATCTGATAGTATTTGTCGGGATCATAACCCTCGATATCAAAGTCAGATGAATGTCGAATCATGTATGTGCAGTCACAGTTTGCATGAATGTGTTCTGCATGACCATTCCGCAGTGCCTTTTTGCTTATCGGTCTCCAACCATTTGAAGCCAGCATTATGCAGAATGGGCAACTGTCTCCGCTTGGTATCCAGGCAAATTCTGCTTTGTCCCGAATCGCATTGTTAAGCAGTGTGTCTTGTCCTTGGAGCTTGACGAGCCTTGATACCGCAGCCTTAAGTTCTTCGGGATTCTCCGAATGCTTCATAGTTCCATATATCTGCTTTGCCACATCTCCATATGTTGGACTCTCTGCCATTTCTGCAGGTGGAAAGTACATTCCCTCTGCATCAACTATCGCATCATATATGGTTGCCGCCAAACTTGCCGCGGCTGTTCCATAATACTGAGCCACATAGAATGAATATGTGATGAGTGCGTCTATATCGGATAATCCATTGTTCAGGATATAAGCTCCGACAGCATCACCTGCCAATTTATTCACTTGCGATAGTTTGCTGACGAACTCTCTCCAACTCGCCTGTGTTATCTTCATTTACTGCCCCACCACTTAACTCCTGTAACAACTGCATTCCCATGTTCATGCGCTCCTGATTCTTGATCCTACGAATGTCAGCCTTATCGAACCCGATCATCTCAAGGAATATGTCTGTGCTTGCGAATGCCTGTCTTGCGGATGCTATCTTGATTGCGGCATCGGCTGTGGATGATACGCTTGGCATTGCCGGATTCTTAAAGTGTGCAATAACCGCGCTCTGTTCAGGATCAAGTTTGTCGATTGATGTCTTATTAACGATAGCCAAAGCCATCAGCGCGATCGTGCGGAGTGCATTACCATTTCCAGTATTCAACTGTTCAGCCATTCCAACCAAGGTCTGATTCTGTGCCGTAATAGCTTCAGCGCTGGTAGGATTCGCATCATTCACCACACCGGTATCGGATATCGATAATCCTGTGGCTGAACTAAACTGTGTCGCGATCAGCTTCATCATCTCCACATGAGGAGTGATTGAACCCTGCATCAACTGACCGAATGACGGCTTTTCACCAGTCTCAGGATTCGTAGTCGATGCTATGATGCTCCCGACATACTGCTTGAACTTGTTATTGATAAGACGGTCGTACTGTTCATCTGTTACACCAAGCAGATATTTCTGTGGTGATGTGCTGAATTCAAGCCCGATAGTGGCATTTGCTATGGTCCGCACATAACCCTGGATGAGTCTGCGAACAGGCTCTTTGATCCTAGAGCGTCCGAACGGCTTATCTGTCGTAGCATTCCATATGAGCGCCTCCATCAAAGGTCTGCCCATCTGATGCTTATTCGGCACAGCCTCCCATATGTTGGTGTTCGGCTGACGAGTGATAACCCAAATGTACTCATCCGTATAGTAATTGATGAGCGAAGGAACCCATGTATAGTCGGGATCATTCTCAGGAACAGAATCGATAATGGCAAAGCCACAGTCAATGCGTCCCTTTTCGCCATTCCACTTAGCTGCTGCGCTCTTAGGTGAATGGAACCTTATCTTGCAACCTATCTGATCATCAGCAGATAATGTCGCAAAGGTGCATCCATACTTCAACTCATCGCGGCTTGCTTTCATGTATTCGGCAATGAGATTGTTATTGAGCGTAATAGTATCAAGCGCCTCGATATTTTCACCCTCTGAACCTACAAAACCGTCAAACATCGACCTTGCGGCAAGGACATCAACACATTTTGCGCCCCATGAGCAGCCTATTTCCAACCCTCTGAGTGTATCCGGCAGTGCTATGCCAAGATTCACCTCACTCAAAGGTATTTTGCCCTCATAATATCTGTTTTTCACAGCATTACTGCTGGCATTGTTATTGTAGATGTCCAATAACTCTTGGAATCTTACCCTGTCTGCATCAGGCAGCCCTTTTATATTCCCTGCTACAATGTCGAAATTCATCATCTTTTTACCCTATCAGCATCTTTCTATTAGGATCACGCTTTGAAGTCTTTGCCCCGAAAATGGCAAGCGCGCAACTCTCGATCGGGACTGATATCGAATTATCTCCACCAAACCCCCAGCCACCTGCTATCGGTCGCTTAATCGATGTGACTGCGCTCTCTCTCAGCAAATCCTGATTCTCATGCCATGTAAGTGTATTTTCTGTTACCGCATCGGTCAACATACTCACCGATGCCAATATATCTTTAACACCCGGACGAATAACTGAACCTTTCATCTTCCAAGTGTCGGATATTCTGTCTATAAGGACATCTACTCCATTCTTGCCGTCTATGACCACACAGGATGCCTGATTGTATCTGTCAATAAGCCATTCAGCCAACCACCGTGTACCATGCGCCGTGGACTTGCACTCAATCAACTCAATGTGTATGCGTCCTTCTGCCGTAACGACCGCGCCCGATAGACATACGACCGAACCATCAGCACTGAACTTGATGCCGTATGCCGTCTTACCTTCAGGACGCAATGCAGATGTCTTACACTTCTCCCATTCCGCTTTGTTTATCGCATAATTGACAAGCTCGCGCTGTTTGGGCAGATAACCAAGATGTTCTCTTGCAAATGTATCTCCCGACATCTTTGTGGCATCCTTTGCAATGGCATCTTCAAGCAACTGATATCCAAGTGATGGATTGGTCATGTACCATCTGTCCTTATTGCCAATATCACCTATCTCGTCAACGCTCCACAGGTGCATACAGTCACCGTTCTTAGGATCGTCTCGGATATTGTCGATGGACCGGATAAAAACAATGCCTTTGTCCTTGCCCCTTATCGGAGGAGTACCCATCAGGATCGTCTGTGGTGATCCACTTGGTGCAGCCGAATTAAGTGGCGAAAGAGAAGCGTCCTGTTCTTCGGTATATGCCTGTGCTTCATCAATCACAACCAGGTCAAATGTACCGCCTCGACCCATATCTGAATTGTTGCCCCTTGTTCTGAACTCGATATGACCACCATTGACCAAATCAAGCACCATCTGACCAGCGCTGACTGTGTAATGGTCTACAAGTGCATTCAATTCAGGATATATCGCATAGGGATCATTCTTTTTTGTGCCGAATTTCTTACGGAGTCTGTCAAACGCTTTCTTTGCTGTCTGAAACTCCTGTGCGGTATGTAATATCTGCTCACCGCGCTTAATCAATCCCCATGTTTCTCTCGGATCAGAGACTCCTGTCTTACCATTCTGCCTTGGAACCTCCAACACACAAAATGAATGTATCAGCTTGCCATTATCATCAACTGCAAGCCAGTCATCCAGTATCAATGTCTGCCATGGATGCGGAGTCAGTGCATAAGAGGCAGATAGCTGAGAAGCATACTCACCTTCAGACTTATTGTACTGTGATGCGTGGCGAAATGTCGGATTCTGATTCCCGACTCTATTCATTTGATGCCTTGTTTAAGATGTCGGCAAGCGGAGTGATCTTGGTCTTATTGGATGTATGAGCCTCTAATGACTTAAGTCTGTCAATAGCTTCAAACATACCTGTCACTAACGGCTTAATGTCTCTACCGCTATCTGTCATATCTAAGACCTTGGCATACTTCGCGATGGATGCCTTGACGGCTCCGATCTCACCATTCTCGCGCCATGCTTGCTCTACTGACTCCGGAGTAGAGCCGATGGGCTGTTTATACTTTCCCATTTTTACCTCCTGACTGCCCTTGATATAGTTCAAGTGGACTGCTGCTATTGTGGTTTTGAACTTCCGAAGTGGCGGCGCT